TGAGCCAGTTACAGTGAGCGTGAAATTAACCTTACGGGTTATCAATGTCTGAAGAGCAGAATCTGGAGATTACGTCTCCCGCAGCTCCAAACAATGCCGAGCTGGATGCACTCAAGAACAGCATCCAAGCGTTGGAGAAAAAGAATTATGAGCTGATTGGCAAGCTCAAGGAAGCAAAAACAATCCCTGACGGTGTCGATGTTCAAGAGCTGCTTGAGTTCAAGCGCAACGTTGAGCAGAACAAACTTGAATCAGAAGGCAAGTACACCGAGGCGCGTCAAGCTCTTGAGCAGCAGTTCCGCGAGGCTGCTGAAGCCAAGGACAAGCGGATTGCTGAGCTTGAAGCACGAGTCCGCGAGCTTGAGCTGATTGCACCTGCGAACACAGCATTGGCCGATGTTGTGCATGACCCGAGCATCGTATTCAAGGCAGACCTGCTGAAGCCGGATCAGATCGAGCGTGAGGCTGATGGAACTGTTGTCGTGGTCAATGGCTACGAGCGCAAGCCGATTGGCGAGTGGGCCAAGTCTTTGCCCAGCTACATGCAGAAAGCGCCAAGGCCGCAAGGTGGCGGGGCACCGGCCGGTCGCGCGAATACTGGCGATATTCCTGCAGGGACCAAGAATCCTTTCGCCAAAGAGTCCTACAACCTCACAGAACAGTCGCGCCTCTATCGCACGGATCGGGATATGTACGAGAGGTTGAAAGCTGCTGCTAACCGTTAATATGTTGGGCAAGGCAAAGCTACGCAGAGCCAAACGGGTTACGCCCACACCGTAAACATCTTTTTTGAGGATCTGTCATGGCGACTCTTCGCTCTGACATCATCATCCCCGAGGTATTTACGCCTTACGTCATTGAGCAAACCACTCAGCGTGATGCCTTCCTGGCTAGCGGTGTGGTGCAGCCCATGGCGGAGCTAAATGCTGCCGAGGATGGTGGTGACTACGTCCAAGTGCCTTTCTACAAGGCAAACCTGTCAGGCGATTTTGAGCGTCTGACTGATAGCTCTTCGCTGACCCCCGGCAAGATCGAAGCCGACAAGCAAGTGGGAGTTGTCCTGCATCGGGGCAGAGCCTTCGAGAGCAGAGATTTGGCTGCTCTTGCAGCTGGTTCTGACCCGATGGCTGCTATCGGCAACAAAATTGCTGATTACATCGCCAACCAACGTCAAAAGGATCTGCTGTCCTGCCTGGCTGGCATCTTTGGCGCTGTTGGTGACACCAGCTCTGCTTCTTTCGCAGCTTTGGCTGTTGATGGCGCGTCTGGCGACACCCCTACGCAGCTCACTGCACGTCAGGTTGTCGAGGGTCAGTCCCTGCTGGGCGACCAAGGTGACAAGCTGGCTGCAATCGTTGTACACCCCAAGGTGTATTACGACCTCAAGGAGCGCCGTGCCCTTGACATGATCTACGACGATGCAGGTCAGCCTGACACCGCCGCAGCTCAAGGCTCACTGGCCAACGCCTTTGGCAATGTTGCTGTTCCCACCTTTATGGGAATGCGCGTGATTGTGTCTGCTGATGTGCAGACCGCTGGCTCTGGTTCTTCCACCGAATACGCCAGCTACATGTTCACTCAAGGTGCCGTTGGTACCGGTGAGCAGCTCGGGCTTCAGACCGAGACCGACCGTGACATCCTCGCCAAGAGCGATGCCATGTCGATTGATCTGCACTACGTGTATCACCCGATCGGTTCTTCGTTCTCCACTTCTGTTTCCAACCCCACTCGGGCACAACTGGAAACCGTGGGCAACTGGACCAAGGTGTACGAGACCAACAACATTGGCATCGTGCGGATTACCACCACCAGCGCACTTGACTGACGGAGGTAACTAACCATGGCATCCATTTTTGAGGCAACAGCGGGCTCTCTGATTGGCCCGACCACTGGCGGCACTGTGACCCAGGCCACCAACAAGTCCACTGCCGTCACTCTCAACACAGAGTCCGGTCAGATCACCATGAACGGCGCTGAGCTTGCTGGCGCTGCTGAGGTGACTTTCACGGTCAACAACGACAAGATTGCTGCCACTGACGTGGTGGTGGTCAACCACAGCTCTGCCGGTACTGCCGGTTCTTATCTCGTTCAAGCCAACAGCATTGCTGACGGCTCGTTCGCGATCACCGTGGCCAACGTTGGCTCAACCGCCAGCGAAGCCATTGTGCTGAGCTTCGTGGCCCTGAAGGGCGCTAGCTCCTGATGGGTCTTTTCGCTTTCAAGCGAATGCGGGAACGTGAGGCTGCTGCTAAAGCGGTGGCCTCTACCCCTAAACGCAAGACTTCTACTGTGAAGCCCGATGGCAGTAACAATCGACGCAACAGCGGGCGGAGCAGACGCCAACAGCTACATAACGCTGGCCCAAGCTGATGCGTATGTAGAGGCGATGGTCAACAGCACGGATGTCAGCAAGTGGGACACCGGCACTGATGACAATCGCAATCGGGCTCTTGCTGCGGCTGCACAGCGGCTAGACCGCGAACGATTTATAGGAGCAAGGGCAACAGATACCCAGGCACTGCAATGGCCGCGTACTGGCGTGCGAAAGCCCGATACCTACGTCAACACGTACGCCACTGGCTTTCCCTTCCGTATCTCTGAGGATTACTTCACTGACGAAGAGATTCCAGATCAGATCAAGCGTGCTCAGATTGAGCTTGCTGTCTACCTGCACAACAACACGGACGGCATCAGCCTTAGCGGTCTGAACGACTTTAAGAATGTGAAGATTGGAAACCTTGATGTCACGCCTGACAAGTCTGGCGCTGTTGGCGCTGATCACGTTCCGCCGATGTTTGAAAGGTACTTGACGGGTCTTAGAATTAGTGGACCAGGCAACATCGCTATCAAACGGAGCTGACCATGTACGCAGACACTTCAGGCGGCTTCGAGTTTGTTTCTGACACCGCTGCGCATACCGGCAGGTTCAGCAAAATTTATTTCAAGGAAGACACGGTGATTGATGCGATCACTGTGCAAAACGCAACCGGCAACACCCTTGCTGGCGAGACGTTTGTGGCTGACACCTACATCTGCGGAATCATCACGAGCATCACGCTGACCAGCGGTGCTTGCCTTGCCTATCGCCTCTGATGGCACTTGCTGATTCGCTGGCAAGGGTTGCAAGCAAGGTGCTGAAGCAGTTCGGCGGTGATGTGACCGTGCGGATCGTTGCTGCCGGTGCGTATGACACCTCAGACGGCACGATTGCTGAAACCGAAACTGACACCACGGTGCCGGGCATCCTTGAGGATGTGAACCTGCGCGAGGTGAACGAGCTGGTGCAGGCTGGGGACAAGCGTCTAACGGTTGCCGCTGATGACCTTGCCACCGCGCCTGAGACTAAGGATCGCGTCGTTATTAGCAGCGTTGTTCATCAGATCATCCGTGTGGAGACGACGGAACAGGACGGCACTGCGATCATTCATGAGTTGATCCTGAGGACATAAACGTGAAGATTGACTTTGGCGACTTTGTAGAAGAGGTGGCCGAGGCTGTCGTCACAGAGGCCACGATCGACCTGCATTCAAAGCTGAAGTTGTACGAGGCAGCATCACGGGGCGGCCTGGGCACACCTGTTGATACGGGCGTGTTGATTGGCAACTGGCAGATGACGATGGACAACCCAAGGCAGGGTCGCGTATTCAACAACACGGTGTATGCAGAGCCAGTGATCACGGGCGAAAACCTGCCGCCGTCTTGGGTAAACAGCAGCGGCACCCCTGAGTACAAAACGAGGCAGGGCACGCAAGTGAACTACCACGAATCAATCCTTGAGGAAGTCGCCGACAAAGACATGCCTAAGATTGTTCGTAGGGCCGTCCGGAGGCTTAGTTAATGGCCGCTGCTGATCTCAACGCAATCCGGGCAACGATTGAGGGCAGGCTCGCCACAGAGCTTGCCAATAGTCCGGCTTTGCCGGTGGTGTTTAACAACATGGCGTATGAGCCAACGCCTAACAGTTCTTGGGTGCAATGCCTAACCGCCTTCGGAGCTAACGAATACCTAGGCCATGGCCTGACAACCAGCGGCTACAACCGAATTGCTGGGCTTACGCTGATCAACATTTTCACGCCTAAAGGAGCAGGCCCTGGGGCGAACCTTGTCATTGGTAAACGTATTCGAGATTTGTATAATCGGATCATCGTGTCGGGGGTTTTCTTCGACGCTCCAAACGGCCCAGAGGCAACGGGTTCACCCAGTCCCGAGGGTTACTTCCAAACACAGGTCCGTGTGGCCTTTGAATTCATCGAGGAACTCTGACCATGGCCGTCCTTCGCGGAGAACAAGGCGCAGTCCAATTTGACGCCGCTGGCTCAAGCAACGCCACTATCGTTGGCACCCGTAGTTGGAGCCTTTCAACCACCAAGGAAACTTTGGATGTCTCGAAGCACGGTGACACCTTCCGTAGCTTCGTTGGCAGCATGATCAGCGGTTCCGGGACTGTTGAGCTGGTCTATGACCCTGACGCTACCGGCCAGGCTGCTTTCCTCGAAGACGTTCTGACCACTGCAGACCCTGCAGACGCCACGTTCGAACTGTTCACAACTGGCACGACTTCAGGCACCGATTCTGTGAGCTTTGCTGGAATCATCACCGACATGGAGATCACTTCCACTGTTGGCGAGATTGACATTGTGACCTGTAACTTCATCACCAGCGGTACTATCACCGGCAACCTTGAGTGATGAGGCTATAGTTTTGGTGACAAATGTGTCGCCTAAATGCCTGCTGGTAATCGCACTGTTGATTTGCTGGTTGGGGCCTTTGACCTCAACCAGCGCCGCAAGTTTGAACTGAAGAATGCGGCTGGAGAAAAGGTTATTGACCTGTACTTCAAGCCGATCACCCGCGCCGACCGTAAAAAAGCACAGCAGTTGGCTGGTACTGATGAGGCACTGGACATCAGCACCAACATGCTCTGCCAGATTGCAGAGCTTGAGGACGGTACTAAGGCTTTCGCTGCTGCGGATGCGAACAAGCTCCAGCGCCAGTTGCCTGAGTCTGTATTGAATGAGATCGAGCTGTTCTTATTCGGCCTTGGAGATGATGCCGATCTCGAAGACGCAAAAAACGACTGAAGCAGGACAAGTGGACCTTCTTTGAGTTCCACCTGGCCTGCGAACTAGGCATGACAGTCAGCAGGCTTCGCACGGAACTAACCGATGCGGAGCTTGTTCACTTTGCTGCGTACTACGAACTGAAGTCAGATATGGAAGAGCAAGCTATGCAGCGCGCAAAGCAAAGGCGGCGGTAGTATTGACTTATTGCTGAGCAGCCGTGGCAAAGGACGTAACCCTGCTGATCAAGCTAAACGATCAGGCCAGCGGCAAGATCGGCAAGATTACGAATAGCACCAAGCGGCTAGAGCGAGCTGCCAACGGCGCGCAGAACAGCATCCGTAGAACAAACAAAGGAATCAGGGAAACAGGCAGGGCGGCTGATAAGGCGTCGAAAGGAGTTAACAACCTTGGCAAGGCTGTTCGCGGCCTTGCTGCTGGCTTTGGTGTTTTTCAGGCCGGTAAGTTCGTCATCTTCAAAACTGCAGAGCTTGAGAGGCAGACGAAGAGCCTTGAGGTTCTGACTGGCTCGCTTGGGAACGCTCGCAGCATCATCAAAGAGCTGCAGCAGTTTGGTGCTGTAACACCGTTCACAAGCTCGGAGCTGATTGAAACTGCAAAGCGATTAAAGGCTTTCGGCTTCCAAACAGAAGAGGTTGTTGATGTCACCAAGCGGCTAGCTGACGTTGCTGGTGCGACTGGTGCTGACCTTGGCGGTATCGCTACGGCCTTCGGTCAGATTCAAGCCAAAGGCAGACTGCAGGGTGAGGAGCTGCTGCAACTGCAAGAGCGTGGCGTCAGCCTCCAAGACGAGCTGCAGAAGATGTATGGGCTGACTGCGGACGAGTTCCGCAAGGCCCTCGAGGGCGGCCGTATCAGTGCAGATGCCGTCAACTTAGCCCTGCAAAACATCACCGACACAGGCGGTAAGTACGCAAACGGTGCAATCGCTCAATCAGAAACTTTGGCAGGAAAGTTCAGCACGCTGGCCGACCAAATTGAACGTGTAGCCCAAAAAATAGGCGAAAAATTGACGCCCCTTTTGCGGGGTGCCTTAACGATTGCCATTAACCTTGTCGACAACATTAATCGATCTTTTGCTGCCGGTGCGCTGACTGATCAGCAGAGACAGGGGTTCAAGCGGGAGGCGGAACAGGAAGTCATGAGGTTTGCCGGGCCGATGCCTGGCGGAGCATTTGGCGCAGGCCAAGTCGTTGTAAGGCACCTTGGCAAGACATATACGGGCTCAGCGTCTTCGGTTGTTTCACAAATAACAAACGATTTGATAAATAGAGAGGTAGAGCGCATGGTCGAAGGGGCAAGAGGCCCAACGGTTAGTGCGCCGAGTACCGCGACATCACAGCCACCTTCGCTCTTGAGTTCAAGGGGAGGCGGCGCTGAAAAGGTCGATATGTCTCAGCGGTTACTCGATCTGAGCAACCAGCTCAGGGATGCTCAAGAAAGGGAGCAACTACGCTTAGCCGCGACATTGAGGTTGATGGTTGAAAAACAACGAATAGCTGAAAGCAACCTGCTGCCCCGACAAAAAGAGAATGAACTAGACCAAGCACATTCAAATTTCAGAAAAGAGGTTTTGGGAATCGACGCTCAGATTGCGGAGCAACGGCAAAAAGATTTTGCAACTCAGATGAAACATCAAGACGAACTTAGGGCAAAAATTGCAGAGCAAAAGAATCAATATGAAGAACTAAACACCACCTTCCGCAACGGCATTGTTGACTCAATCTTGGATGCGGTAGATGGCACTAAATCACTTAGCGAATCGCTTGCCGGTGTTCTCAAGCAGATGGCAAGGATGATTCTTCAGCAGCAGCTGATGAATGCCTTAGGTGGATTCAACCTCTTTGGCGGTGGAGGCGGTGGTGCTGGTGGTGGCTTTGGGGTCACCCCGGCAACATCTGGGCTTGATTTTTCTGGTGCTTTCGCCAACGGTGGTCGTCCAGCAGTTGGTAAAGCTGCACTGGTTGGCGAGCGTGGCCCTGAACTGTTTGTCCCAGACCGTGCCGGAACGATTGTTGCGAATCATGCAATGGGCGGAGCTAACGTGACCGTAAACGTCGATGCTTCAGGCTCGTCTGTTGACGGTGACGCTGATGAAGCTGCGCAACTCGGCAAAGCAATCGGTGTTGCTGTTCAGCAAGAATTGATCAAGCAGAAACGTCCTGGCGGTCTCCTCGCAAGCTAATGGCCACTTTCCCGTCAATCACTCCGACCTACGGCATTCAAAAGAGCAGCGCACCAAACGTTCGTAAGGTGCAGTTCGGTGATGGCTATGAAGCTAGGCTGACTTACGGCATCAATCAAAACCCTAAGGTTTTTAATCTGACGTTTGAAGTATCAGAGACTGACGCCGATACGATTGAAACGTTTTTGGATGCAAGAGCAGCGGATAACGCAAACTTTGATTTCACGCCCCCTGGCGAAGGCAGCGCCTCTAAGTTTGTTTGTGAACAGTGGAGCAAATCGATTCCCTACTTGAACCGCGCCACAATTCAGGCAACGTTCCGCCAAGTCTTTGAACCGTAATGGCAGTAGCAGCTTGGGCCGCTAGCACCGCGTTTTCTGTCGGTGATATCAGACGCGCCTCAACCGAGCAGGCGTCCGGTCTCTTCTTTCGTTGTACGACGGCTGGGACATCCGCGTCGTCTGAACCTAGCTGGCCCACAGATATCGGCAGCACGATCACAGACAACACCTGCGTTTGGACGGCGATTGCCTCTGCGTATGAGGAGCTAGCGAAGCTCAACCCTAGTGCGATTATCGAGCTATTCGAGGTTCATTTAGATAACACGCTGCACGGCAGCACTGACGTTTACCGCTTTCACGCAGGTGCTAATGCGGATGTAGATGGCAACGTTGTTTTCAACGGCAACACCTACACCCGAATCCCGGTCAAGGCAGACGGCTTCGAGATGACAAATACAGGGACGCTGCCGCGACCGACGCTGACGATCAGCAACCTTGACGGCACAATGACCACGCTTTTACTGCTGGTCAACGCCACAACTGCTGGCAATGACCTGGGCGGCGCAGAGGTTCGCCGGATTCGGACGTTGAAGAAGTTCTTAGACGGTGAAGCGGCGGCTGATCCTAACGCCAAGTTTCCTGATGAACGCTGGTTTATTGATCGGAAGGCGAATGAGTCACGGGACAGCGTGACATTTGAACTAGCAAGCAAATTTGATCTTGCGGGCCAGAAACTGCCAAAGCGTCAGATCGTGGCCAATGTCTGTCAGTGGGTGTATCGCAGCACTGAGTGCAGCTATACGGGTACTGACTATTACGACGTAAACGGCAATGAGGTGGACACAGAAGCGCAGGACGTTTGCGGCAAGCGGGTTGAAAGCTGCAAGCTGCGGTTTGGCAACACCGCTGAGCTGCCGTTTGGATCGTTCCCTGGAGCTGGACTGACTCAATGATGAAGCTCACAGCAACGATGCAGGCTGAGATTCTTCAGCAAGCAAAGGACGAGTTTCCGCGTGAGAGCTGCGGGCTGATCGCTGTTGTCAAAGGGCGTCGTCGTTACTTTCCGTGCCCGAACATCGCTGAGACGCCTGATGAGCATTTTATTTTGGACGGTTGGAACGAGGTAGAAGACAAGGGCGAGGTGGTTGCTGTCGTTCACAGTCATCCCAAAACCAACCCTGCCCCGTCACCGGCTGATCGTGTTGCGTGCGAAAAGTCCGGCCTGCCGTGGTTCATAGTCAACCCAAACACTGAAGGCTGGGGCTACTGCGAGCCTGAGGGCTTTGAGCTTCCTTATGTCGGGCGTGAGTTTGTCCACGGTGTTGTGGACTGCTACAGCCTGTGCCGTGATTGGTACGCAAGGGAGTGGGGCTTAGAGCTGCGTGATTATGACCGCCGAGACCAGTGGTGGGATCACGGTGAGAACCTATATCTAGAGAACTTTCAGAAAGAAGGGTTTCACAAGATCCCAGTTGAAGAGCTGCAGCGCGGTGATGCGTTGTTAATGCAGTTGGTCTCACCCGTTCCGAATCATGCTGCGATCTATCTAGGCGATTCGCAGATCTTGCATCACGTACAGGGAAGGCTGTCGAGCAGGGATGTTTACACCCTTGGCAGCAGTTACTATGGCAAGAACACTGCCTGTGCGCTGAGGCATGAAAGTCATTAAGGTCTATGGCGCACTGCGCAAGCGATTAGGCCAATGCCGGTTTGAGCTTGAGGCTGCAACACCGGCTCAAGCAATCAAGGCTTTATGTGTAAACTTTCCCGGCCTAGATAAGTGGTTAATTGATAGCGAAAAGGATGGCGTTGGTTATCGGGTGACGGTCAGCAAAGAAAAAGCGACCGAGCAAGATGTGAGCCCGTTAATTATGCCTTGGAGTGAAAAAGATGTCTTTAGCATCACGCCTGTGATTGCAGGTGCAGGCCGTGGCCTTGGTACGATCTTGGCTGGAATTGCACTTGTTGCGGTAGCTGTTGCGGCTCCGGGTGTGGGATTTATCGCGGCGAAAGGTGGATTTGCTGTAGTTCCTGGGGCGAGCGGCTTTGCGGCAGGTCTTGCTGCTGCTGCTGGAAACATTGGCGTCGGCCTTGTTTTTCTAGGTATTGCGCAAACACTTTCACCGCAGCCGAGTTTTGACAGTACGCTCGACGAATCAGCGCAACTGGAGTCTTTCACCTTTTCAAACGTCGTTAATACCTCGAAGCAGGGCTTGCCGGTGCCGATAGCGTATGGGCGGGTGTTTGTTGGCTCAGCAATTATTTCCAGCGGTCTTGATGTTGATGAGGTAGTGGCATGACGCAAACTAAATACATTGCTGGAGCTGGCGGCGGCGGCAAAGGCGGCGGCGGTTCACATACGCCAACAGAAGCTGACGACACTCTCCAGTCAGTACAGTTTGCCACTGTCCTTGATCTGATTAGCGAAGGCGAGATTGAAGGGCTAGAAGATGGCAATAAAAGTATCTTCCTAGAAGATACGCCAGTTCAGAACGCTGACGGCTCAAACAACTTCAGCGACTTCACGATTGTCACGCGCACCGGAACGCAAACTCAAACCCACATCCCTGGCGATTTTGGGTCAACGCAATCAGAGCAGGCGGTCAATTCTGAAGTCACTAACGGCGCTCCTGTTACTCGGTCGATCACAGACACTGACGTTGACCGTGTCCGTGTCACCCTAACGATCCCATCACTCCGCATTGTTGAGGATGACGGCGACATTACCGGCCACAGTGTCAGCATCAAGATTCAGGTGCAATACAACGGCGGTGGTTTTAACGACGTAATTTCAGACACGATCAGTGGCAAGAGCAGCGCAAAGTATCAGCGTGATTACATGATCACGTTAAGCGGTGCTTTTCCCGTTGACATTCGGATGGTTCGCGTCAGTGCAGACGAAACCAGCACACGCCGCGCAAGCTCAACATTTTTTCAGGCTTACACCGAGATTATTGATGAGAAGTTCCGCTATCCCAACTCTGCGCTTGTCGGGCTGCGGTTTGATTCCCGACAGTTTGGCAGCATCCCATCTCGTAAGTATTTAATCCGCGGGATCAAGGTCAAGATTCCAAGCAACGCGACGGTAGACACAACAACGCATCTTGGGAGGATTACTTATTCCGGCGTTTGGGATGGCACCTTTCAAGCTGCGACCTGGACGAATGACCCTGCTTGGTGTCTTTATGACTTGTTGATTAACGATCGATATGGGGCCGGTGTTCCAGAGGAGACGCTGGATCGCTATGACTTTTTCGCGATTTCCCAGTATTGCAACGCGCTTGTCGATGATGGAAAAGGCGATCAAGAGCCACGCTTCAGCCTCAACATTCTCATCAACAGCCGTGATGAGGTTTACAACGTCATTCAGCAGCTAACTGCCATTTTCCGTGGCATTGCGTATTACGGCTCTGGATCGTTAGTGCTGCTGCAGGATAAACCAACTGATGCACAGTATTTGCTTGGCCCATCCAACGTTGTTGATGGGAGGTTCTCTTATTCAGGTTCGTCGCAGAAATCACGCCATACAGTTGCTGTTGTCGGGTGGCAGTCATACGACACCCGCGGGAATATCGAGTATGAATACGTTGAGGATCATGCCGCTGTTGCTAAATACGGCATCATCAAAAAAGAAATTAAGGCCATTGGTTGTTACAGCCAGGGCCAGGCCCATCGCCTTGGTAAGTGGACGCTGCTATCAGAGCAGAACCTAACCGAGACGTGTGAATTTGCGGTTGCGATTGAAAGCGGCATTATTCTCCGCCCTGGGATGGTTGTTGATATTGCCGACCCAATGCGCGGTGGAACACGCAGAAGTGGGCGTGTCAGCTCAGCAACAACAACCGTCGTCACGATTGATAGCGACACTGATTTGTCGGTGAGTCTTACAGCGAGCCCTACGCTTTCAGTTTTGTTACCAACGGGCTTGGTTGAGACTAAGACGATCTCCAGCATTTCAGGAGCGGAGATTACTGTTGACGAGGCTTTCAGCGAGGCACCTAACGCAGCAGCCGTTTACTTAATCGACACCACTGACATTCAGGTTCAAAAGTTCCGTGTCTTGTCTGTAGCCGAATCCGGTGACGGCGTGTATGGCGTTAGCGCAATTCAATACAACGAATCAATCTACGATGCTATTGAAGAGGATGTTTCGCTTACAACGCGAGATATAACCAATCTTTCTAGCACTCCTGACGCTCCAGAAGCTCTTACAGGGACTGAGTTTTTATATCAAGAGGGTCAGACCGTTCACACCGGCTTTGATTTGAGCTGGAGTCACAATCGAATAAATGTAAATGATTTTCAAGTTCAATACAAAATTGGTGATGACAATTTTACGGCAGTGGCTAGCACTGCTCCATCAATCACGCTCCGGGCATTACGCGCTGGAACGCTGACGGTTGAAGTTCTTGCACGGAACTACTTAGGCAAACAAAGCACTATTGCAGAGGCAACGTTTGAGCTTGTAGGCAAAACGGCAGTGCCTGGCGATGTTCAGAACTTGTCGATTGAAGCAATCAGCGCCAACAGTGCTCGTCTGCGGTGGGATAAGACTGTTGACCTTGACGTGAAGGTCAATGGCCTTGTTCACATCAAGCACAGTAGCTTGACTGACGGGACAGCGACTTGGCCTAATTCTGTTGACCTGATTGAAGCAGTTGCTGGCAACTCAACTGAGGCCATTGTGCCGTTGGTAGCCGGTGAGATATTTGCCAAGTTTGAAGACGACTTAGGCAACAAGAGCACGAATGCGACTAGCGTCATCATGCAGTTCCCAGACACTCTGGGACGACTTGCAGTTGAAACCCGTAGAGAGGATCTAGATAGCCCACCGTTCCAAGGGACTAGAACCGATTGCTTCTATGACGAGGATTTAGACGCGCTGATTATTGACGGTGACGAGGAGTTAGACGATCAGACAGATTTTGACGAGATCAGCTCTCTTGACACGCTTGGTGACATTCTGTCCTCTGCTGAATACCAGTTCGTAAATGCTCTTGATCTTGGCGCACGGTTCTCGTTGGATATTCAGCGCCGGTTTGTCACGCGAGCATTTTTCCCAAATGCCTTGATCGATTCCCGTAGCGCCAATGTGGATGATTGGAGCGATTTTGATGGTGATGAGGCTGACGCAGTAAATGCCAAGCTGTATTTCAGAAGCACCAACGACGATCCAGCAGGCTCTCCGACTTACGGCGCATGGCAGGAGTTCATTTCTGGAACGTTTGAGGCTAGGGCGTTTCAGTTCAAAGCGGAGCTGAACAGCTCTGATATTGCACAGAACATCTTGATCGATGAGTTGGGTTACGAGGCAACGTTCCAGCGGCGTCAAGAAAACAGCAACGGCACTATCGCTTCAGGCACCAGCACCAAGAGCGTGACTTTCGATAAGGCGTTTTTTACAGGCACAGCATCGCTTGGTGGAACGAACGCTTATCTGCCCAGTGTTGCGGTAACGGTTCAGAACCTCGGCAACGGTGAGCGGCTAAACGTCAGCAATGTCAGTGCTACTGGTTTTGACGTGGACATCTTGAACAGCAGTGATGTCAACGTTGACAGGAACTTCACCTACGCGGCTGTGGGCTATGGCAAGGCGGTTTAACATAGAAGCAATGTTGTCCAAAACGGGCTGAGGCATGGCTACTCACGATTATGTGATTGCTAATGGAACGGGGGCTGCGGTCCGTTCTGACTTGAATAACGCCCTTGCGGCAATCGTCAGCAACAACAGCGGCAGTTCTGAGCCTGGGACGACTTACGCATATCAATGGTGGGCAGACACTAACGCCAACGTCCTGAAGATCAGGAACAGCTCTAACGACGGTTGGATCACGCTGCGTGAGCTTGACGGCACGATGCTGATTGAGGACGGCAGTGCTTCAACGCCTGGTCTTGCTTTTGCTGACGATGTAAACACTGGCATCTTTAGCCCTGCTGCTGATCAAATTGGCTTTGCGACTGGCGGTGCAGAGCGCCTTGAGATTGGCAGCTCTGAGGTTGTATTTAACGACCCCAGCAATGATGTTGACTTCCGCGTGGAGTCAAACGGCAACACTCACATGCTGTTTGTCGATGCAGGAAATGATCGCGTAGGTGTTGGAGCGTCGTCGCCAAATGGATCGTTATCAGTTCAAGCAGATAGCGGACGTTTGTTGACTTTTAGAAATTCAACAACAGGCACAGGGGCTAGCGACGGTTCTTATATCACATTGAGCGGCAGTGATCTTCAGATATCTAATGCTGAGTCTGCAAATACAATTTTTTATACAGGCGATACAGAACGCGCACGAATCGATTCAAGTGGCAGGCTCCTCGTGGGGACGTCTACTGCCCGTAGCAATGTTCTGGACGGGGATGGAGGGAATACTCTTACGCCACAGTTTCAATTTGAGACCGCCAACAGTGACACAGCCAAAGCATTAAGTGTAATTTTTGGGCGCAATAATACAAATGGTGCAGAAATCGTTTTAGGCAAACACCGCAGCGCATCTGTCGGCGGCACTACTATTGTCAGCGACGGCGATCAACTCGGAAGTCTGACGTTTTCGGGGTCGGACGGCACCAATTTTATACCAGCCGCAACTATTGAGGCAAATGTAGACGCAACCCCTGGCACTAACGACATGCCAGGAAGGCTCGTATTTTCGACCTGTGCGGACGGTGCAAGCAGCCCGACGGAGAGAGTCAGGATCGACAGCTCGGGAAATGTTGGTATTTCTACCACTACAACCAGTGGTGCAAACCTTGTAATTGCGACAAATAGCAACGGCGGCAGCGGTATTAAGTTAATTGGCAAATCCGCTAATGGGGGTGCTGAAATTGATTTCAGGAATAATGCTGATTCAACCTTAAATGGGTTTATCGAGTTTAATGACAATGGCGGAATACTAAGTACCGTTGTAAACCAGCCGCAGGTTTTTAGAACAAACAACACCGAGCGGATGCGTATCGACAGCTCGGGGCAGTTGTTGATCAACCAAACCGCTGTAAGAGACACAAACGCTTTTATTCAAACAGATAGATCCTCAGGGCCGATGATTGTTGACATCAGAAGCCAAGATCTGAGCAATGCTCAAGTATGCAACTTTACCGCAAGAGGTAGCAGTGGAAGTGGTGGCACGCGGATCGCGCAAATTGGCCTTTATAAAAATAGCTCTAACATTAACCCTGGGGCTTATCTACGCATGGACCCTGATGATGGGTCTACCAACTATGTCTACTTTGACAACAGTAATCTTTTGAGGTTTTCAACCTCATCAGGAAACATTGGCTTGCAATCGGGCACCGTCATCGGCACGCAAACTTCAGATGAAAGACTGAAAAACATTGCAGGAGATGTTACTTACGGCCTTGCTGAGGTTAAGCAACTTCAACCGAAGCAATATGCTCTTAAAACCGAGCCTGATACGAATAAGTTGGGATTTATCGCTCAGCAAGTTGAGTCGATCATTCCTGAAGCTGTATTTGACAGCAATGACGAGCTACCAGGCCATCAAGAGGGTGACCGCACCAAGCTCGGCATGGAGTATGTGCAGCTGATTCCTGTGCTCGTTAACGCTATTAAGGAACTGTCTGCCGAAGTAGATACCCTTAAAACCAAAGTTGCAGCCCTTGAGGCTGGCTAAGTAAACTTCCTCTGACTTCACATCATCATGGCTAACACCTACGTCTGGAAGATCGCTGATCTCAACAGAGACCTCAGTGACGGCTTTGCCCATACGGCTCACTACACCGTGACCGCAATCAGCGATCAGGTTGACTCTGAAGGCAATGCCTACAATTCAGGCGCTTACGGCAGCATCGGCTTGGATCGTCCTAACACCTTGGCCGATTTTGAGGATCTGACTGAGGCTGACATTGTGGCTGCTGTGCAGGCCAAGCTCGGTGGAGCTGAAAAGGTTACCGAGATTCAAGATGCACTGGCTGCACGCATTGTTGAACAGATCACGCCGACCCAAGCGTCTGGCAAACCTTCTAGCTGGTGATGTCGGCTTATCGGCTGGCTTGGTGCCTTGCATTAACAGTCACGTCTTTTGTGATGGTGATCCTGGGGAGCACCAATATCATGTACCGGGCTGGCTATTTTCAAGCCCAACGTGACTTCCCTGCACAACAGCAATGCAACGCCCTGACCCGATGATCGCCGCTAAGCCTGGGGCGGAGGACGTGCAAGCGATGGCTGCTCGGACGCTATGGCTTGAAGAGTTGTATTTCCTTGATGGCCGTGACCAAGTGTCACACCCTCAATACGGTCTGTTTACGGGTTTGGCTCTGAAGTATCAGAACTTGACTTCGACTGACGGCATCTGATGGCCAAATCACTTAACGGTCAAACATTTGTTGTCGGTAAACCCAAACGGACCACACAGGGAAATGGTCAGCACTCCCGCCCCAAAAAGGGCCGAAAGAAGTACCGTGGCCAGGGAAAACGCTAATTCAACTAATGATCAAGCGTCTTGTTTTTGGTGTAGCCGCTGGCGCACTTGCCTTGGCTCCCCTCTCTGCCCGCGCAGATGAGGGCTTCTACGTGAACCCCGAGATCAACATCGGCGTCGGAACTGAGACCGGCGTGGGTGGCGCTGTCACCGACCTGCACGTTGGTTACGAGTTCTCGAACGGTGCCTATGCACAGATCGGCCCTAGCCTCGTGACGCCTGACACCGGCGATTCTGAGATTGAATTCTCAGGAAAAGCTGGCATCAGCGGTGGCCCTCTTTACGGTGAGCTTTCATTCGCCACTGGCGACACCGAAACTACCGGTAACGTGAAGATTGGCGCTCGTTTCTGATCGCTGCTAGAACCTAACTGTCTCCTCACACAGACAGCAGGGAGCCCCCGTACTTGTGCAGAGCGCGGGGGCTTTTTGTTACCTAAGCAGCTATGCAAAAAGTTTTCAACGTGATGGCCGTCGCATCTTTTGTGATGTCTGGAGCGATGGCAGTCGGCGGCGTGTTGTTTTACACCCGCGTTCCATCAATGGCTAAGAAGTACATCAGCGATTTGAAGCTGGAGCTGACAAAGACGATTCTTGATCAGGTGCCCGTCCCTGAAGTTCCTGAACTGCCTAAAGCCACAGGGCCTGCGATCCCCTTTAAGTAATCATCTTGGTATTGGCGGTCGGATCATCGTCGTGAGCCTCCGGCCCGAAGCCTTCCGCCTTGATTTTCGCCATATCCAGTTCTGGCGTGGGTGCCTCTTGTTTCTGCTCAAACGAAGCTAGCCATTCACGCAAGGCGTCCCCAGTTGGTGTTCCCTTCGGCCACTTGACCCATTTCAAGATCGCCTTTGTATCTGTAAACGGCCTAGCACTATTTCCGGACATTACGGTGTAAACAATGGGCGGCCCCTCTCTTCTGCGGTTCCGCTCAATGAAAAGCTGACCTGCCACGAATCGATCGCCTGATTTCATGCCGGACATTCCTGATATTGAGATCCCGACGATTGAGATACGGCCCATCCCTGAGCCGCATGTTTTCCCAGCGCCGGTCACACAGAACCTAGCGCCGCGTCCGATATATCAAAAGCCAGGTTGTTTTAGGGTTCACAGAGATGCACACCTAAACCCATCCCTGCTGCGGGATGACCCAAACGGCGTGGGCATTTCTTGCCCTGAAGGTGAGATGCCTAGCTATGTCCCGCTGGATTGGAACCCGCGCAAACTTCAGATCATTGAGCCGACGCCGACACAGAATCAAGAACAAGAGGAGCCGCCAGCACAGAAAAAGGCTGACCCCAAACCACCGCCGCCAAAGGCCAAGCAACCGCCGGAGGTGAAGTGTCCGCCAGCAGACGCGACAGAGGTGGGCACGCTGTCACCCAACGGCCGCAAGATCTTGGATTCTTACGAGCTGGTGAATGGCGTGTGCAAAGAGGTCTACCGCAACGTTCCTGTGACGGAGCAGCTGGTCAAGGCAATCCCGTCGCCCTACGAGGCAGCGCAGACCGCAGGCATCGCTGTCGTTGCAAC